TCAGCCCATCCATCTGGATCGGATGACCCGCCGTTGAACCTGACTGCTGTCGGATTGATTTGCTCGCATTCCCTTAAGCACTATCGCACCAACTGCCTCGACCTCTGCGTTGAGCTGCAATCCCATGCTGATCAGTCCGTGGAGCGCGGCCATGGCATAGACCGTGGTGTCGAGCGCCTCGTTCCGCTCGCCCTCCCGTCGCGGCTGCCATAGCCGGATCGGCCGGCCGCGCTCGAAGCAGGTGACGACGCGTTCGGCGGTGAGCTGGCGGAAGAACTCGGCATCGCGGTCGGCCGGGAAATGCAGATAGCCCGGGTCCGGCTCGCCAAGGCGAAGGCGCACGAACGATGCGGGGCTCACTTCTGGATCGCCACGCGCTCCTGCTCAGCCCAAGGCCGCTCGGTTACGGCGGCCAGGTCAGCGATCGACAGCGCGGATGGGCACCGATGAATGAGGAGCTGATCCAGAACCGCTGGCGAAAGGTAAGCCAGTCGTAGCATGCGGCTGATGAACCTGTCCGAGACTTTCACTGCGACCGCGATGTCCTGAATGGTCGTGACCTCGCCGCGTTCGAGCATGCGCCGCCAGCCCCAAGCGCGCGCGAGGGCGCGCAGTAGGTGAGGTTCTTGGGCCTGATATTCGGCGGCATCGATGTTGTCCGGGGGCACGATCCGCGGACGGCCATTGCGCCGCTTCACCTTGAGCGGAATCATGACGCGGATGGTGGAGGGGGTGGTCATGCGACGACCTCCTTGGCCTTCGGCACCAGCATTTCGCGCACTACGGTGCCAAAGCCGTCCGTGCGCAGATCCACGGCGAGGCCGTCGGCCGTCACGGTCACCCGTTCCACCAGCAGCCGCACGATACGCGCCTGCTCGGCCGGGAATAGCGCCGACCAGACCTCGCTGAACCGTTGGATGGCCGCGACAGCGTCGCTCTCGTCAATTGACGGCAGCTCCTTGCGTGCCGCGGCGACCGCCTGCGCAACGATCTCAGGCGCGCGAACCAGCCGGCGGATTTCCCGCACCACGGCGGTCTCGACGACATCAGCCGGCAGACGCAATGGTGCCGCATTACCGGCCGCTCCTCGCCCGCGGATCTCGTCCGTCGAGACATAGTAGCGGTAGAGGCGGCTGCCCTTCTTGGTATAATGCGGCGTCATGGCGCGCCCTGCCGCGGTGAAGATGAGGCCCCGCAGCAATGCGGGATTTGCGCTGCGCGTGATCGCCCCACGCACATATCCATTGGTGGCGAGAATCTGCTGCACCTTGTCGAAGGTACCCCGGTCAATGATCGCCTGCTGCTCGCCGGGGTAGCTCGTGCCCTTGTGCACCGCCTCGCCGACATAGACGCGATTGTTGAGCAGCTTGTAGACCACGCCTTTGTCGAAGGCCTTGCCGCGCTTGCTCACCCGTCCTTGCGCCTGCAATTCACGCAGGACCGGGGTGACCGACCCCAGGCTTATGAACCGCTCGAAGATGTACCGGACAAGAGCGGCCTCGGCGTCATTAGCGACGAGCTTCCTGTCCTTCAGGTCATAGCCGAGCGGCACGAACCCGCCCATCCACATGCCGCGCTTGCGCGACGCAGCGAATTTGTCGCGGATGCGCTCGCCAATCACCTCGCGTTCGAACTGGGCGAAGGACAGGAGAATGTTGAGTGTCAATCGCCCCATCGAAGTGGTGGTATTGAACGACTGGGTGACGGACACGAAAGTAACGCTGCAGCGGTCGAATACCTCGACCAGCTTGGCAAAATCCATTAGCGAGCGGCTCAGCCGGTCGATCTTGTAGACAACCACCACGTCGATGAGACCACCCTCGATGTCGGCAATGAGTCGCTTCAGCGCGGGTCGCTCCAGCGTGCCGCCCGAGAAGCCACCGTCGTCGTAGCGATCGCGGAGGGAAACCCATCCCTCGGCCTTTTGGCTCGCGGTATAGGCTTCGCAGGCCTCGCGCTGCGCGTCGAGACTGTTGAACTCCTGCTCCAGCCCCTCTTCCGAGGATTTGCGCGTGTAAATGGCGCAGCGCTGGCGACGTGGCATGGCGACGACGGAAGGGCCCTTCATCGCTCGCCTCGCTTGATCTCGCGGATGCCGAAGAAGCGCCAGCCGTTCCAGCGCGTGCCGGCAATGGCGCGGGCGATGGCCGAGAGTGACTTGTATTTACGCCCCTCGAACTCGAATCCGTCGCGCAGAACCGTGACGGTATGCTCGACGCCGTTCCATTCGCGCACCAGCCGTGTACCGGCGACCGGCATGCGCGATTCGCGGATCATCGTCTTGCGTCCCGGCTTGCCGTTCAGTTCGTCGGCAAGCGCATCGAGCAGCCGGACGGTCTCGCGCGACGGGCCGCCGAAGGCCAGTTCCTGGATGCGGTAGCCGAGCCTGAGTTCCAGGAAGGCGCGGCTGTTGTTGGGGGCATCCACCCCGAACAGGTTCCGCCATTCGGCCTTGAGATCGGAGACGCTCATCGCCTTCAGCGCGGCCAGCCGCATCAGCACTGTTGCGTCGCGGGTCTGATCGTCGCCGGGGCGCGGCGGCTCAGCCCTCATCATGTTTGCTGCTGAACTTCGTCTCATCATCATGCCTTTCTCTTTGCGAGGGTTGCGGCATGACTGCGTTGGTCGGGCGGGAAGTCGAGGTAACTGTCTCCGCGGTCCGCGGATAAAGGACTTGACTGGCCTAGGTGGAGCCGGACCAGCGCCATACCCAGAATGCGGCCGACCTCGGCGAGGCGCTCGCCCGGCGTCATCCGCTCAGGATCGATGGCGTTGGGGCCGGCGAGGCTTGCGTGCATGAAATGGAGACCGTCCGTAAACAGGTGTTGATGGCCGGACGGTAGGCACCGGTTTCACGAAATAGAAGCAAAATCAGTCGCTTATCGAGCCGGCGCGCAAACAAAGGAAGTTGTGCGCGCCTCCTCGCACAACGCAGATTGACTCTCCAGCGCATGAGAACAAAAATAGAACGACGAATCTACCGGGCGTGCCACCAGCATGAGCATCGGCACGCTGCGCCAAGACCAGTCTGAAGAAGGGAATAGGGAGATGACCGAGCTGCCAGGGGGCGATATCGCCGCAACCGAACATGATCAGGACATCCGCCGGTCGCACCACCGAATCTTGAGCTTGGCGGTAGCCGGTGGCTTTCTCGACGGCACGCGACTGGAATTCAGCGACGGCCTCAATTGCGTCATCGGCGGACGCGGCACCGGCAAAACCACGGTCCTCGAGTTCATCCGCTACATCCTCGGCATGATGCCCGACCCCGCCGACAGCAGGCCGCGCTCCAAGGCCATCGAAGGCCATGTGCGCGGCAATCTCAGCAGCGGGACGATCCATCTTGAAGTCGAGACCAAGCACGGCACCCGCTATCGCGCGGAAAGGCCGTGGGGGGACGACGTCCAGGTCCTGGACAGCGACGGTGACCCGGTTCCGGTTTCCCTCGATCGCGATCTCGTGTTCAAGGCCGATATCTACAGCCAGAACGAAATAGAGGAGATCGCGACCAACCCGCGGTTCCAGCTCTCTCTGATCGACAAGTTCGCCGAGGAGTCCATCCGCGCCGCCAGCGCCGATATTCAGAAGGCGAAGCGTGCCATCGAGCAGAGCTCCCTGGATCTGCGGAATCTCGACCATCGCATTCGCGAAATTCAGGATGTCGTCCCTGAGATCGAGGTGGTCGGCAAGCGCCTGCAGGAAATGCAGGTCGTCGAGGGGGCGGATGCGCAGCTGATCAACGCGGCTCATGCGCACAAGGCGCTGCGGACACGGGAGGCAGAAGCAATCGCCGATCTGCGTAACGCGGTCGGCACCGCCGCCGCGGGCTTCAAGCAATTTGTCGATTCGGTCGCCGAGGATTGCGCCACCGCCATCGGCGACGGATTTCGCGAGGGGCCGAACGGAGCCTTGTTCGGGGAGTTGGAGACGGCGGTCGAGGAGTTTGTTGGCGTGTTCCGCGACGCCGTGCCGAAGATCCAGAGCCGCTGCAATGGTCTCGCGTCGCGTCTCGACGACACGGCGCGCCGGCTGGCGGTCGAGCATGCCCGTCAGGAGCAGCAGTATCGCGAGATCATCGCCCGCTCGACGCAGGAGAAACAGCGTGCCGCCGAAAGGGTGAAGCTGCAGCAGCGGCATCTGGCGCTGACCAAGGCGCGGCAGGAGCTCGATGGCCTGCTCCAGAAGCGCAAGGCAATGGAGGGCAGCCATCGCCAGATGAACACGAAGCTCTCCGAGCTGCGTGATCGGCGTTTTCGCATTCGCAAGGAGGTTGCCGAGCGGCTCTCCGCTGCGCTCGATCCCACCATCCGCGTGTCCATCACCCAGGCCGGTGACCGATCCGGCTACGAGGCCCTGTTGAAGGACATGCTCAAGGGATGCGGCCTCCAATACAACCGCATCGTTTCACGCATTGTCGAGAGTCTGTCTCCGGAGGAGCTGTCACGGATCGTCCGCAAGGGCGATGCGGCGCGCCTCGCCGAGGACGGCGGCATCGCCGAAGACCAGGCGCTCCGAATCGTCGGCCACCTTCAGAATGGCGATCAGATCGGCAAGCTGGAGACCGTCGATCTGGAGGACGAGCCGCTGATCGCGCTGAAGGACGGCGCCGACTTCAAGAACTCGGCTGACCTGTCCACCGGCCAGCGCTGCACCGTCATCCTTCCGATCCTACTGCTCGAAAGCGAACGGCCGCTGTTGATCGACCAGCCCGAGGACAATCTCGACAATGCCTTCGTCTATGACACGATCGTCAAAAACCTGCGCGAGGCCAAGGGAAGCCGGCAGCTCATCTTCGTGACTCACAACCCAAACATTCCAGTCCTCGGCGAGGCGGAAAGGGTGTTTGTCTTCACGTCCGACGGCCGGCACGGCGCCGTCTCCCATGTGGGAACAGTGGATGATGTGAAGGGGCAGATCGAGCACCTGCTCGAAGGCGGCAAGGAAGCCTTCGTCCTCCGCATGCAGAAATACGGCCACTGAGGCGGCCCGCCATGACGGAGGAGGAAGAACGGGCCCTGCTCGGAGACCTCGACGCGGAGGACTGGGGCACTGTGCGCGAAGCCGTGGAGCTCGCCGGAGACTGGCTCCGCACGCGGCAGGTCGACGATCTCCTGAGGGTCGAACTCGCGTCCCGTCTCCTGCGCTTGTCGTCCCATCCCAAGTGGGAGGTCCGCAAGGCCGTCGCCCATGCCGTGCTCTTCCTCCGTCATGACGCTTTTCATGCGGTGGTCGCCCGGATCGTCGAGGACGAGAACGCCTGGGTCCGAGAGGCGGCACGAAAGACCGTTCAGCGACGAGAGGGTCTCACCCGGGCTGACATTCATGGCGACAATCGCGGCGACGCGATTCTCGGCCTTCTGTCCGCTCTGGAAACGCGATACGGGCTGCGCGCCCGGCGGGCAGCCCTCAACGTCGCCGATCATCTCCATCACCGCTTCGTGCGCGAGGCGTATCACGAGATCGTCCGGATCATAGCGCCGCTCGATGCATCTCTGCTCAACCTCGAAAACGAACTTGCCGGCGTCCCGGGTGTCCCTGACCACACGCTCCTGCACGTGCGTCGCGCCCAGGCGCGCGTACGACTGATCACCGAATTCCTGGACAATCTTCGGGATTTCACGACGGAAACACCGGCCGAATTTACTGTGGAGGCGCTACTCCCGATTGTGACCGAAGCGGTGGAGCTCGGCCTGAGCCATATCGATCGTCCCGCCGCTAACATCGACGTGCGGCACGCGGTGGACGAGTCGCTGAAACTGGAAGCGAACCGGTCGCGCTTACTCCAAGCCCTCATCAACATCATCGTCAATGCTGTCGAGGCTTGCACGGATCGCACGGGTCCCGGAGTGCTGACCATTTCTGCCCAGCCGCAGACCGATACGCACATCAAGATCGCGATCGCCGACAATGGCTGCGGCATGAGCGAGGAAGCGGTGCGGGACTGCACTCAGCTTTACAGCACGGGCAAACAGGGCGGCATGGGCTTCGGCCTTCCGCTCGCGAAGAAGATCATCGAGATCGACCACCGCGGCACGCTGTTGATCGAAAGTCGGAAGGAGGTGGGCACCACCGCAACGATCGTATTGCCCATGGAACAGGTGCGTTCGGAGGATTGAACCCCGATGGCCGAACGTCACACGGCTCTCATCGTTGAAGATGAGCCCGAGATGGCCGCCGAGATCGCCGATCTGCTGCGGTCCTTCGGACATGACCACCTGCATGTCGAAACCTTGGCCGATGCCAAGGCGCGCCTCGATGAGGGCGGCTTCTGCTACGTGCTGCTCGATTTACAGATCAAGGCGGACGGTCAGTCGATAAAGCCGAGAGTGGAATCCGGGATGTCGCTGCTGCGCGAGATACGCCGGCGCTTCCCTCACCGCAGCGCTAACGACCTGCATCTGATGCCGGTGCTGGTCGTCAGCGGGCACGGGAAGGAACCGAAGAACATCATCGGGGCCTTCAAGGACGGCATCGACGATTTCATCATGAAGCCGTTGAGCCTCGACGGACAGGACGTTGGCGGCAAGATCCGCCGCTGCCTGGAGCTCGCCGGCCGAGACGACCATGGCGCTTGCGGCGCATGTAATCATGCGGCTGTGGTCGGCCAAGCGGAGAACGCGCCCACCGGAGCACCGTTCTGGCACGCGCCCGACTATTCGGAGATTCGTCTGCACGGCGAGCGCTATTATTTCACGGGCGATATTCAGCGCGCTGCGATCGGCTTTCTCCATGCAGCAGCCAAGTCGGATGAGCCGTGGCGTTCGGGCAAGGTCATCCTGACGACGGCGAAATCAAGCGACACCAACATGCGCATGGTCAATTTGTTCGGTCGCCATCCCGCCTGGGGCGTACTGCTGCTCTCGGATCGGCGAGGAAAATACTGTCTAAGGACAGAGTAGCCCTTCGCAAACCCATCCACCACCGGTCCATCACCGAACCGGCAGCGTCCAACAGCGATCCACCATCGATCCTGCGGACAGAATTTCTCCGCGCATCCATCCTCTCCGCAGGTTTTCGCTGAAAGCCGAAGGAGAGGAGCATGACTGTCCGGCATCTCAATCAGATTGAGCTGGCCCAGCGCTGGCGGATCAGCCCTCGCACGCTGGAGCGTTGGCGCTGGCTGGGCCAAGGGCCGCAGTACCTCAAGATCGGCGGGCGCGTCATCTACCGCCTCGAAGATGTCGAAACCTTCGAAGCCGAGAAGAGGCGGGAGTCGAGCCGATGAACGCGGTAACGCAAGGCCGCGTTTTCGCGGGAGCCCGCTCCGATAACTTTGTTTTCTCCCCGGTTCGCGGGCGAAACAGAACGAAATCATTCGAATTGGTGCCCGGCGGGCGAGCCTGTATTTCAATGGGGATGAAGACCGCCGATCACGTCCCCGTCCTGTTCGCGAACGAAGTCGCGCTCACGGCCTGGATCAATCAGGCAGTACCCGGCGAGACGATCGAATATCACCGCGGGTTTCTCGGGATCGACCGCACGCCGCTGGGGCAGCCGATGAGTCCCGAGGATCGCGGCCATCTCATTCGCATCGCTGAATGCGCCATGCGGCTTGCCGAGCAGGGTCTCGTCCATCTTGTCCAGCGCCGGCTCGGCGCCGACACCTTCAGCTATCTGGCCGTAGCGCGAGCGCGGCCCGCGGGCGCGGCGCTCTCGTCTTCCACCCTTATTGTCGAGGAGGCCGCCTGATGCCCGCGTCCAACCGCCTGTCGCTCGACGAAATCCGAACGCTTCCGATCGGCGAGATCGCGGCGCTGCCGGCCGATCAGCTCGCGCTTCTTCAGGAGGACGCCCAGGCCGCGTTCCAGAAGGCAAAGACTCTCAAGGACTGGCTCGAAGGCGCCATCGCGCTTCGCTATGGCGATCAAGCCGCCTCTACCCGCGCCGCGCAGGACAAGGACGCCGGGACCGTTCGGTTTGAGGATGGGCCAGTGACCGTCGTCGCCGATTTGCCGAAGCGGGTGGAATGGGACCAGGCGCAGCTTGCGGCGCTGGTCGAGCGCATTCGAGCCAGTGGCGAGAACCCGTCCGAATATGTCGAGCTCGCCTTCAAGGTGCCCGAGCGAAAATACGCCGCCTGGCCCGCACACATCCGTGCCGCGTTCGCGCCAGCGCGCACCGTGAGGACCGGGAAGGCCAGCTTCGTGCTGCAACTGCGTGAGGAATCTTGAGAACAACGGCGGGGCGGCCCGCTCCGCAAGGACGGGCAGGCAATCCTTCGGCGCCCGGTCAACGCCCCGCCGTTTCCCGATCCGACCGAATTCGAAGCCGCCGACGTCCGGCCGATCATGAAGGAGACCCAAAATGCCGGTTCGAATCGTGACCGCCGATGAAAGACTGTCGGCAGCACACAACAAGACGTCGCTTGCCATCTTCGGGCCCCCCGGTGCCGGCAAGACCTCGCTGCTGAAGACGCTGCCACCGGATCAGACCGTCTGCCTCGATCTGGAGGCCGGCATGAAATCCGTGCAGGACTGGCCCGGCGCCAGCATTCCGATCCGCAGCTTCGTCGATTTCCGGGATCTCGTGGTGCTGGTCGGAGGGCCGGACCCCGCCGCCGATCCCAATGCCTGGTACAGCGCGCAGCATCACCAGCATGCGCGCGGCGTCTATGCCGGCAGCGGCATTGAAGACTTCCTGCGGTCGAAGTCGGTCATCTTCGTCGACAGCATCACCGATCTGACCCGTCAGGTGATGGTCTATGCCCGCCAGCAGCCGGAAGCCTTTTCCGAGCGCACCGGCAAGCCCGACGTGCGCGGAGCCTACGGGTTGCTCGGGCGCGAAGTCATCCAGGCGCTGAAACATCTGCAGCACGCGCCCGGCAAGACAGTGATCTTTGTCGGCGTGCTGGAGAAGGTCACCGACGAGTTCAACGTCACGATCTGGCAGCCGCAGATGGAAGGCTCCAAAGCCGGCCGCGAACTGCCCGGCATCGTCGACCAGGTGATCTCGCTGCATCTTTTCTCGCGCGACGCCGAAGGCGGTTACGTGCTCGACGAAAAGGCGAACGAACGCCGGCTCGTCTGCCGCGCCGGCAATCCGTTCGGCCTGCCGGCCAAGGATCGCAGCGGTCGGCTCGACGTCACCGAGCCACCCGACCTCGGTGCGCTGCTCGCCAAGATCAACACGGCTCCGTTCGCTCACATCCACGCAGCCTGATCGAAATCCAACAGAGGAGACACACCATGTACGACCTCAACGATGCCCAGCCGCAAATGGCGCCCATGGGCGAACTGATCCCCGATGGGACGTTCGCCAAGGTGAAGATGACCGTCCGCCCGGGCGGCGTGAACGGTTCGACGCCGATGGATGTAGGCCTGCTCAAGGCCTCGCAATCGAGCGACGCCAAGATGCTCGACTGCGAATTCACCGTGGTGGCGGGTCCCTATGCCCGGCGCAAGTTCTGGCAGAAT